TGTAGATACTCCCGATATGGTAAACCACCCGCCGCATTACAAGGTAGGTGGCATAGAGGTAATAGACTTTATCGAAGCCAAACAGTTGGGGTATAACCTAGGCAACGTGGTGAAGTATGTGAGTCGCGCTGATGAGAAGGGCACCGATGCGATTCAGGATTTGCAGAAGGCGCGATGGTATTTGGAACGGGCTATTCAACGCGCAGAATAATACAGAGAGCAGTCTATCAACGCGTATGGTTTTAGCCTTGTAGATGTGACCCCATACGATCTTACCGGTAGCTCTCAACGCACTTCGTAGCCGGTAGGCCTCCACAACCTGACGGGCGGCAGGTAATCTACTTTACCGCCCAACCTCCCCCCTCTTTTTTATTAGCTACCCCTTGACACAGTCAAGGAACCCTGTATTCTACAGGCATGGCTAAAACCCCCGAAGCAAAAGTTAAACACAAAGTCGTTGAGTTCCTCAAGACTCGCGGCGTTTATTATTTCTTTCCCGCCACCTATGGCTTTGGCCGCTCTGGTGTGCCTGACATTGTGTGCTGCGTTCGCGGTAAGTTCCTCGGCATAGAGTGCAAGGCCGGTGATAGTTTTCCCACAGCGTTACAACAGCGCGAGCTAGCAGCTATCCGTGCTGCTAATGGTGTGGCATTGGTAATCAACGAGTCGAACATAACAATGTTATGCAAAGTTGTTGATGAGATGATCGATGCCTAAAGCGAAACCACCAGAGCCACCAATGGAGCCTTGCGAGGCGGTGAAGCTACTGCTCACGCGTATGGATAGCAACCCGCAGGAGTTCAGCCTTTCCAAGAATTCTAAGTGGGGCGACGTTCTGCAACAGATGTACCAGCGGCGGTTTTCAGACAGCACCCATATTCTTGTGATGCTAGCAGATTGGGAGTGCAAGATGGTATGGGAGAAGTACATAAGTATTGGTAAGGACATGCTGCATCAAGAGTTTATCAAACGCATACTAGACGTAGACAAGCAAAAAGGGTGATATGGAAACTAAGGATATGAATAAGGGTGTGCAGATTTTGCTTGAGCGTATGGGTAGCAATCCAGAAGAGTTCTATACAGCCAACCAGAAGTGGATGGATGTAATCAGCATAGTCACTACCCGTATGAAACATATATGCCGTGGAGAGGGTAACGTAGAGATAACTAGTAGTTCCTTAGACAGCCGCCTTTCCCTATGCCCGCTTAAGGATGAGGAGGTCATTGCATTGCATACCAAACTTAAGGCGATAGCATCAGAGGAGTTTACCCATACGGTAATGGATAGGCTGCTCACCGAGAAGTATGATATCAATTATGACAGTTCCATTGGTCAGAAGTTAAAGGCCGCGATAAAGGCCGCATCATGAAGATCATCGGCCTCGACTTTGAAACCTACTACCATGAGAAGGACTTCACACTTAGGAAGACCACAACCGAAGCCTACATACGCGACCCTCAGTTTGAGGTGATAGGCGTAGCACTACAAACGGAAGGCGAGAGGCCCAGATGGTTCAGTGGCACCAAGCCCCAGATCAAGGAATTTCTTGAGTCTTGGAAACTAGATGAAAACATTGCGTTAGCACATAACGCTGTTTTTGATATGGCGATACTGAATTGGCACTTCGGGATCAAACCTAAACGCATTGCGGATACGCTGTCGATGGCAAGGGCTATACATGGCACCGAGGTGGGTGGCAGTCTGGCCGCACTTGCGTTGCACTACGGCGTTGGTGTCAAGGGCGAGGAGGTTGGCAAGGTATCGGGTATGCACCGGATAGACTTCGATGAGGAGGCGCTTGCACGGTATGGTTCCTACTGCGAGAACGACGTTGAGTTGACCCTAGGCATATTTGAGAAGATGGTGGGCGACTTCGATATCAGCGAGCTGCGCCTAATCGACCTGACTATAAGGATGTTTTCCGAACCGGTATTGCAGCTAGACCAGTCTATCCTTGAACTTTATCTGATGAAGATTAAACAGGATAAATCCGATTTGCTAGACACGATGTCCATACCTAAAGAGCAGCTTATGAGTAACCCCAAGCTGGCCGAAGTATTGCGCTCGCTAGGGGTTGAACCGCCGATGAAGACAAGCCCCACTACGGGCAAGGAAACTTACGCATTCGCTAAGAGCGATGAAGGGTTCAAGGCTCTGCTCGAACATGAGAACGTCCTTGTGCAAAATATAGTATCCGCAAGGCTAGGCGTCAAATCCACGTTAGAGGAAACGCGCACCCAGAGGTTTATCGACATCGCCGGGAGGGGGTTACTACCCGTACCACTACGCTACTACGCAGCACATACGGGACGGTGGGGCGGGGATGACAAGGTGAACTTACAAAATCTAGGGCGAGGTTCCACAATCAAGTACGCGATATTAGCCCCTGAGGGACACACACTTATCAATTCGGATTCCTCGCAAATTGAGGCGCGAACACTGGCGTGGTTGGCTGAGCAGAACGACTTGGTGGACGCTTTTGAACGCGGGGAGGACGTATACAAGATCATGGCCTCCGCGATCTACCAAAAACCTGTCTCGGACATAACTAAGGATGAGAGGTTTGTTGGCAAGACGACGATACTTGGCTGTGGTTACGGCATGGGGGCTAAGAAGTTTCAGATATTTATGCGGATAGCTGGTGTGGAGTTACCTCTAGAAGAAGCAGAACGGATTATCAGCGCCTATCGTGGCACGTATGGATGGATTCCTGTTCTCTGGCGACAGGCGGGGGCGGCACTTGAGGCGATGATGGAGGACAAGACCGCACCGTTGGGGCGCACTGGTGTGTTGGTGGTTGAGGGCAAGAAGGGCATACGGCTACCTAACGGCCTGTATCTCAAGTACCCCAACCTACGTGTATGGACTAAGGACGGTAAGAGCGAGTTAGTGTATGACACCAAGAAAGGTAAGGCCACTATCCCCACGCGCATATACGGGGGGAAGGTTATAGAGAACGTATGCCAAGCCCTTGCGCGTATAGCTATTGGCGACCAGTTGTTGCGGGTAGCTAAGAAATACAAGGTAGCTATGACGGTGCATGACTCCGTGATTGCTGTGATGCCTGAAGCAGAGCGTGATACGGGAAAAGAGTATGTTGAAATGTGCATGCGACTTAGGCCGCACTGGGCGCTAGACCTTCCGCTTAATTGCGAGACTGGTATTGGTAAAAATTATGGCAACGTATAAACAGGCCGGGAGAATCAGATGAGACCGTACGTGATTGACGGCAGCATCATGATCAAGCGCATGGCCGTGGTGTTGGTTGCTGGGTTGTTTGTTGGCGCTGCGGCGGGTGCGGTGGGGTATCGAGCAAAAGAAGTCGAACCGGCGATGCAGAAGGTCGCGCTGTCGGTATGCCCGTTGCCCCAGACTGAGGGGGAGATGACGGTATACGTGGTCGACAATGGTGCAATCAAATGCTGGAGATGGAAATGAGTGCAAAGACACGAAGCGGTGACGCAGAAGATGACCACTGGGAAACGCCGCCATCGATCTACGCTCCGCTAAACGCCGAGTTTAATTTCGACTTTGACCCCTGCCCGATACATTCAACATTCGACGGACTCTCGCCGGAAACAAAATGGGGGAAATCAAACTTCATCAACCCACCATACAACAGGCGAGACAAACCAAGATTTATCCGCCGCGCTTACGCTGAGTGGAGAGACAATAATTCAACTTGTGTGCTGCTAATACCGGCGGCCACCGGCACAGCAGACTTTCACAAGCTGATTCTCCCTAACGCAGAGATTAGGTTCCTTCGTGGCCGAGTGACTTTCTTGAAGGATGGAAAACCGAAGATTGGTAAAAAGGGGCAAGTGCAAAAAGGAAAGCACGACTCTATGCTTGTAATTTTTAAGGGAAAATCAAAATGATGGAGGAACTGAAATGACCTTTCTAACCGACCTCACCGCAGTCCTTGCAAACTCAAACAACGCACTTGCCGGAGTATTCCTCCGCAACCACGCAAAAGAAATCGTCGCGCTGGTGGAAGCGGCGGAAGTAATAAATAACCGGCGCGAAGATATTTTTCAACACGATGCAGATTTTATCGTGCTATCCGAAGCCCTCGCCGCGCTTAACAAGGAGAAGAACACATGACACACGAAGAAATGAAGGCGCAACTTGATTTGCACGGATTTGTGCCTTGGACTTTAACTATTGCAGATGCTATGGAAGAAAACATGGATTGGGACAGGGATGATGTAATCAAAGCCTTGCGGGGCGCACAAAAAAGGATTGATGAACTAACCATCAAACTCAGGGAGAAGAACGTATGAGCAGAATGACGAAGGCCGAAAGACAAAGTGGGGGGTCACGGTTTCTAGGTGATCTTGAACCGCCAAAGAGTGAATGGGTCAGCCTGACGGATGAAGAGATTCTCGACATCGTAGGCCGTGCTGGGGCGGGTTACCCAGCGGTTGTGCCGCCGTACACACGGGACTTGTTCAAGAAGATTGAGGATAAGTTAAGGGAGAAGAACGGATGACACTCGCATGGTACGACCCCACTAACCATCACGTTAGCACCGACAAGCACGACCCGTTGTTTACACCGCTTGGGCAGTTGTGGCCTTTGGATGTAAGGCGTGAGTGGGTGGGGCTGACGGATGATGAGATAACGCAGTGCAGTTATGACGCAGAGGGTTTTATGATTGGGCGGGAGGTGGCAATGAGAGCAGTAGAAGTTAAGCTCAAGGAGAAGAACACATGACAAATGAAGAGTTTGAACCAGTAAGAATAAGAATCATGAAAGAGGCGTATGACCTTGCAGATAGGAATGACACAGAAGGTTACAACTCGGTCAAGGTCATGTGTAGCGAGGTTCAAAGTATCATACAAAGCACGTACCGTTTTTCCCCAGAAAATTGGCAGGTAGCAATTGTTCTGGAGTGCGCGAGGTTCGCGGATGAGTATGTCTCTGAAGGTTTCGGTGTTCACTACAGCGTGGGGGATGAGATGAAAAAACACTTTGGAATTGGAGAGAAGAAATGATACTGACACCGGACGAAATAGCTAAAGACATGCTCAGGATGCTGTGGGAAGCCGTTGATGAAGTTGCTACACCTGAGACAAGGGACGAGATAGCAGGGAAAGTATTGGAGGCGTTCGGCGGCTATATGTTTAGGGGGCCGATAGATAGGGAGAAGAACGAATGAAACTATTTATGAAGTCGCACTATGAGAAGGAGGCGCGGGAGATGAAGCCCCCGCTGGAGTACGAAGCTATCTGCGTGCCATGCGCGGGCAAGCTAGGAGGAAAGATTTTTAGCTGGCTCGACATGAAGTGGGCATTCGCTAAGTGCGATGTCTGCGGCAACAAGTGCGAAGTAGCAAGCCCTAAAGAATACATCTGGAGATAATCATGGAAATCATCGCTGTAGTTGTTGTTATGGCTGTTGCTGTTTGTATGTTGTATACGTTGATAAAGTTGTCTGACAAAGCAAAGGAGGAGCGTAACGATGAAGCACCTTACAAAGTCGAACCCGCAGACACTGCCCCTGACTTGGCCGTTTCCGGTAAACCCAAGCACGTTATTATTACTCCCGCCGAAGTTAGAATCGCTAAGCGACTTGGACTCACACTTGAGCAGTACGCGCAGGAACTCATCAACGTCGCCAAAACGGAAGTCAAGAAAGAAAAGCGAAAGTATATAAAACGTAGTAAGTATTGGACTACGGCGAGGCGTTGATATGAGACAAGACAAACTAGATGAAGCCATTGCATACCTACGTGGCCGCAACAAATACATTATTGATGTGGGGTGCAGCTTTGTACCGACGAAGCCGGTGCTAACCGATGTGGCTGAGACCATACGCAAGTATCGCATGGAGGTCGAGCAAGTCTCGCCGGTGCAGCTTGTGAAGGGTAAGAAGAAATGAGCAGGTACGAACGATTGATGAGTATTTTTCAAAAACATTTATTTACCGTGAATGAGTCAAGGAAAAATCCGATCAAGCTAAAGCCATTTGCCCTTGATGAATTTTGGTATGCCGCGCCGAAGAAGAGTTTGCAATGAGGAGCAAGCAATGACCGACGAAGATGAACAGCTACGTAATTTGTACGCAGGACTAGCTATGCTTGGGTATATCACGCGAGGACGAACGGGGGACAAAATGGCTATAGCAGAGGAAGCGGTAGCCATGGCTGACCTTATGCTGGACAAAGTAAAGGCGACGGAGGTATTATATAGCGGCAATCGGGGGCTAGCCGCAGTCAAACCAAGGAAAAGGAAAGAGTAATATGGCGATAACGTGGTCGTACAGTTCGATAAAAAACTTCCAGCAATGCCCGAAGAAGTACTACCACTTGAGTATCGCCAAAGATGTGAAGCAATCAAGCACTACCGCACTAGTGTATGGGAATGAAGTGCATAAAGCCGCTGAGCAATACATAAAAAACAACGAACCCATCCCACAGAAGTTTGCTTACATTCAAGACGTGTTGGATGCGCTCAATAGAATCCCCGGTGAAAAGCATTGCGAACTTAGATTGGGGCTAGCCAAGCAGGAAGAAGAATACACCCCGTGCGAATTCTTCGCCCCAAATGTGTGGTGGCGGGGCATAGTGGATTTGCTCATCGTCCAAAAGGACGTTGCGTTTATGGTGGATTACAAGACCGGTAAGAACGCCAAGTACGCGGATACAAAGCAGCTTGACCTACTGGCAACGGCTATATTCGTTCACTTCCCCGAGGTAAACCGGATTAATTCTGCGTTGCTATTTGTAGTCAGCAATGAGTTTGTGAAGCGCACCCACTACAGAGATGACAGCGAGTCATACATAGCACCCTTTGAGTATGACGTGACGCGGATTGAAGAGGCTATACAAAACGGAGTATGGAATGCCGTAGCTA